ATACCTACGCACAATGGAAGCGCTGCTATAAATCAATTGGCAACGCTAACGGCTACACGCCTGAACAGATCGAGGAATATGGGCGCATCCTTGATTTCCTGATCGCGAACAGCACACCTGCGGAGGCGAAATGAAAGAAGATTCAGCAGTTCGCGTAGAGATGGCGATTCGAGGCGCGCATATTGCAAAGCAAGCGCTAGAGTTACTCGCCATTGAACCTTGTCTGGCACGTATGCAGCTTGTAGAGATCGTCAAGGCGGTCCGCGAAGCAGATAATTTTCTGAAAGAGGCCGGTAAATGACTGATAGCGCAATCACCAAACAGCAGCAAGCGCCACTCGCCGCGCTCGATCCCATGCAAATGATCCAAGCGGCCTATCAGTCCGCCATCGAGCATGGCGCAGGCTTGGATGTGGTCAACAGCATCGCTGCCCAGGCGCGGGAAGAGCGCGACTATCGAAGCCGCGAGAAGTTTAACGCTTCGCTCCTGCGCATCCAGCAGACCATCAAGCCGATCCTCAAGCGCGGGAGCGGCGAGAAGCCCGGCGCCAAGTATGCGCTCATCGAAGACATTGACGCGGCGCTGAACCCCCTGCTCGCCGAAGAGCGCATGAACCTCACCTTTGAGCCTGCCATCAGCGAGAAGCCAAACACCATCGTAGTTACCGCCATTCTAGCCCAAGGAGCCTACGAGCGCCGCTACCCGCTGGAGATGCCGGCGGACGGCATGGGTCCGAAGGGTGGCCAAGTGATGACGCGCACACATGCCACCGGTAGCGCCATGACCTACGCCAAGCGCTATCTCAAGAACTTCATCTTCGACCTTCAATTCAAGCAGAAGGACGACGACGGAAGCGCTGCGGGTGGCAAGCAGCCAGGCGTACTTGCTGAGCGCGATCACCTGACGCACCTTGAGAACATCCGCAACGCCAATGACGCCGAGGAACTGCGCAGGATGTACATGGCCGCGCAGAAGGCCGCGGACGCGACCGGCGACGCCAAGAGCACGATCACCTTTGCGGACGCGAAGAACAAGCGGTACAGAGAACTGCAAGCCGAAGGGAGAATCTAGTGAGATTGAACACCGACACACACGCGGCACAGCCCGCAGTTATCAGCGCATCAACCGAACTGGCAATCATCAGCGCAATCCCAGCCATCGTGCCAGCGGAGTTTTTCAAGCCCAACGGAGCCGACGCGGTATTGTCCGCGCTCAAGACCGAAGTGCGCAAGGTTGCCGCAACACTCGACATCAGCACACCGGGAGGCCGGGAGGGCATCGCATCACTGGCGTACAAGGTGGCGCGGTCCAAGACAGCGCTGGATGAGCAGGGTAAGGATCTGGTCAGCGCCATCAAGAAGCAGACCGGCGAGATCGACGCGGAGCGCAAGCGGGTCCGCGATGAACTGGACGCGCTGAAAGACGAGGTGCGCAAGCCGCTGACCGATTGGGAGAATGCGGAGAAATCCCGCGTTGCCGAGCATGAGGACGTGATCCGCCAGATTGAAGTGCTAGGCCGGTTAGACTGCCCTCTGAATTTGGAAGAGATCGAGGCCCGCGCCGGTCGGATCAGCGTCCTTTCAGACCGCAACTGGCAGGAATTCAAGCAGCGGGCGGCTGGCGCAAAGGCAATGTCAATGGAGAGCCTTTCCGAAGCACAGAATCGCGCAGTAGAAGCAAAACGGTTGCGCGAGCAAGCTGAACGGCTGGAAGTGGAAGCCCGTGAGCGGGCCATCAAAGAGCGCGAGGAAGCCGCCGCGAAGGCTGCTACCGCCGAGGCAGAGCGCAAGGCCACAGAGCAGGCGCGGCTGGCGCGTGAAGCGGCAGAGGCCGAGCAACGTCGCATTGAGAACGAGCGCATTGAAGCCGAGGCCCGAGCGAAGCAAGCTGAGGCCCAGAGGATCGCGGCGGAGGAGAAAGCAGCGCGTGATCTAGCTGAGGCAGCGCAACGGGCGGAAGTTGCACGTATCGAAGCCGAGGATCGGGAGCGCCGCGCGATTGCACAAGAGCGCCAGCGGCTTGCCGACCAGCAAGCGGAAGCCAAGCGTGCGGCAGAGCAGGCGGAAGAGCGGCGCATCCGGGACGCCGAGCACGCGGAAGCCAAGCGTAAAGACGAGGCAAAGCTAGCCGAGCAGGACCGCATCAATGCGGCAGCTAAAGCCAAACGCGACCAGGAAGCCGCAATCGAGGCCGAACGCCAGCGGGTTGCCGCAGAGAAACGCAAAGAGGCTGCGGAGGCTGAGGCGCGGGCAAAGAACCGGGCGCACCTGCGCGCGATCCACCACGAGATACTGGCCGCGCTTGCGCTTCTCAATATCTCCGAAGAGGCTGGCAACCTGCTTATCGCTGCCATCGCAAAGGGCGCTGTGCCGCACGTAACCATCAGTTATTAAATTTGCGCGGGCGACTCCGACAACCTGGAGACAGGCTCTGAACACTCACGGATGAGACGGGGAACCCTCGGGGGATAGGGTGCCAGCAGCATTCCACCGGCCAACTAGGAGGCCGTAGCCAAAAGGTAACGGAAGCTGGCAGGGAGCGGAACGTCCCGCGCAATAACCATCAAACACAGAGAGGGAATATGCAGATTCTACGATTCGCGCAGCAGGGCACAGACGGCAACGTGTCGGATGACTTCTTTCAGGCGCACCTTGGCCGCGCTACGGCCTCCAACGCCTCATCCATTCTCGATTTCACGCAGAAAGGCGTGGAGGGTTCCAAGCGCAAGCTCTATCGGCTGGAGAAGGTCGCCGAGATCCTCAGCGGCATCGCGGCACAAGATCACTTTGTTTCTGCGCCCATGAAGGCCGGCACGTTCTCTGAGCCAGCGGCCCGCACCGCCTACGAGCTTGAAGAGGGTGTCATGGTTGAGGAAGTGGGCATGGTGGTAGGCGACAATGAGCGCTGCGGCTGGAGCCCGGACGGAGTTATAAACGACGCTGCTGGAAACATCGTCGGCGCAATCGAGGCGAAGTGTCCGCGCACAACCACGCACCTGCAAACCCTCGACGCCGGCCAGATTCCAGAGGGCAATATGCCGCAACTGCTCTTTGCGTTCATGTGCTGCCCGCCGCTGCAATGGATCGACTTCATCAGCCGCGACGGAGGCATGAGCAACGATCCTGCGATGTTCGGCCCGATTCTGCCCAGGCGCTACGTGCAGTTCACTATCCGCCTGCACCGCGCGGAATGTGAGCCGCAGATTGCCAAGATGCGCGAGGCGACGGACAAGTTCCTCGCAGACGTGGACGCAACGATTGAGCGGCTGAAAGCCAGAGCGCCGGAGGTTGCCGATCCTGAGCGCGTTGCCGAGGACTTCGGCGACCTTGGGATCTCGGATGCTGACATTGAGTGGGCGAAAGGTGGGTTTGAAAATGCAGCAGACAGCGCAGCAAGTTGAAACATTCACCGGCGTCGTAGAGAATACGATTGCGCACAAAGACATTGGCTGGGTGCGCACAGATGCCGGCGAGACCCTCTTCATGCACAAGAACTATACCCGTGCGCACAAACTGCCCGAGATCGGAGCGCGGGTCAAGGGTCGCATCGGGCGCGTGGCCAACGAAGACCAGCAAGCGCGAGCGTTCGCGGTGGAGGTGTGCTCATGAAGGCCTTGAGTGTGCGTGCGCCGTGGTGGTGGGCGATTCTGCATGGCAAGCCGGTCGAGAACCGGGACTGGTATACAAACCAGCGCGGGCGCGTATGGCTGCACGCAAGCAAGTTCTGGAAGTTTGAAGAGGTACAGGACGACTGGCGCGATGTGGTGTACATGGCGGAAAAGGACGGATTGATTCTTGAGCGCATGGGGAAAGAAGAGACAGCCGCAATGCGCGCGGCGGGCGGCTGCATTGTGGGCTCCGTCGATATTGTCGATTGCGTCAGGAACCACCCGAGCGCCTTCTTCGTCGGCAAGTTTGGTTTTGTGCTTCGCGATCCTGTGATATTGGCGAAGCCGGTTCCCGTGAAGGGCGCGCTGGGATTCTTTGATGTGCCAGACGGGGTTCTCCCATGACGCCCGAGCAGATGGAGCAGGACTTTCACTTTCTGCGCGGCCAGGTGCAGCGCCTAAGTCGCCTCATTGACGCGCTGGAATCGTCGCCGCTGCTGATTCAAGCGATGGTTGAACCAGAGCCGGAGCCGGACATTCCCTGCGAGATCGACGCACCCGCGCAAAAGGTTCGCACTATCGCGGAGCTTGAGAAAGAGGCTATCTCGAACGCGCGCGATACGTTCGGGATACACTCGCGGGCGGCTTGCGTTGCGCTCGGCATCGCACAAAACACCTATTACCGCAGGCTGAAGGAATACGGGGTGCGCGCATGAGCGTCACTTTCACGGTCCCGCTGGTTCCACCCTCGGTAAACCACTACGTCAAGCACACACGCACCGGCAGGAGCTATGTCACCGCAGAGGCTACTGCATTCAAGGCTGCGATTGCTGTCTACTCTCGCGGTATGGCGTTGAGCGCAAAGACTTTCTCGGTAAGCATTGCGGTAGCACTTCCGAAAGGAGCGCGTGGCGATGTGGATAACTTCCCCAAGCTCTGCCTGGACGGCCTCGCTGATTGCGGCATGTTTCGTGACCGCAAGGGCAAGCGCGTGTCGGACGCCCATGTGCGCCATCTGGTAGTAGACTTGGATTCTGATTCGCGGCCCGATGAAGGGCGCACAGTTATCACCGTGGAGGCGCTGACATGACGCGCTTCTTCGCAATCTGGAGCCTAAAGCGCGGCATCATTGACCCGCCGGAGCCGCTGGACGACGCAGAGCAGCGCGCGGCGAATCTAGAGGCATACAACGCGCAGGCGGCATATCGCGCAGTGCGCTACGAACGCGATCCACCGCTAACCGAAGAGCAGCGATGGATCGAGGAGCTCGGGCGCAGAACAGTACCCAACCAAAACCGCATAAAGTGCGCATAACCGAAAGAAAGGAAGCGAAGATGCACGCACCAGAACTTGACGCAGAGACAATCGAGGCCGCCGCAGCACGAGTTGCAGCGATGAACCTGCCCTCCATTGCAGCAAAGATCCACGCGATCCGCGAGGAGACCAAAGACTTGCCGGCGATGGACGCATCGCAAGCCATAGCCATACGCAACGGGCGCAAGCCACGCAGCGATAAGGGCGTCCAGCGCGGACCGAAGGCGCCGGGCGAACCCGAGGCCGCAGCGACCGTGGAAACCACCTCCATTGCCGTGGAGTTGACCGCAGTGCAGTACGCCGACCTGGAGCGCGAAGCTGCCCGCGTATACCGCGACATCGAGCCGCGCTACCTTACCGAAGCGCCAGCCACCGTGCTGCTTAACAGCCGCGTCCAGAAGCACTGGCGCACACTGGTGGGCAAGTAACCCACGCATACCGGGCGGGAATCAGCGCAATATCCCGCCCATAACCTCGCCGCTGCGATTTTGTTACCTGAAAGGACGCTATGAGTCATCTTGAATATCGGTGCGGACGATGCGGAAGCAGTATCACGTTTGAGGACTGTCCTAATTGTGGTGGTGAAGGTGTGACCGGGCACGACTGCGGGGAAGATTGCTGCTGCTGCCTTTATCCAGAAGACAACGTTCCTTGCGATATATGCAAAGGCGACGGGACGTTTGCATGGTGCCTCTCTTCGCCTGAATGGTGCGAGGCGCATCCGTTGCCGGGGCGGGAAACAACGGAGTGCAATACCGTTGAGAGTTTTTCCGTATGACAACACCAGAAAAGGGACTTAAGTATATAAGTCCCATTTATTGGAATTACTTACTTGAATCCCTTGGAGGAAAAATGAACGTCAAGAATGAAGACAGTGAGCTGTTGAAAGAGTTGATTGCTTCCGAACCGCCCAGAGAAGAGGGGAAGCACCGTTTTATGGCCGGAACCTGCGTTGATTGCGGGCATCCATTGGATGAAATCTGCACAGCTAACCTCCAGTTTGACCTTCGACGGCAAACCGGAAAGGAAAGGGACTGAAGTATATAAGTCCGGCATTTATGTAGCGTCAAAGGAAAGAGAGAAACAATGGACGCACGGACGCAAGAGCTACTCGACAGATTGGTAGCACCAGGCCAGTTCCCAAACATGTCTTGCAGTGAGGGTCATGAACTATACGAAGGCATCACTGGGCACATTCGGCTATTGGAACGGGCTCTGGTCTTCGCTCGCAATCACGCCCGGATACCCGACGCAATCGCAGATGGCGAAGCGATGGGCTGGGGGTCGGTAGATGAATTGCTGAATGATGCGAACTAGGCGCTGTCGCAATAGGCGCTGCGCTTTCCATTTTGTCTAAGACAGTCCGCGACCGAAGGTGTAGGGTATGAGCGTGTTCGCAAAAATCTTCTCGCAAATCTTCGATTCCAGCATTTCCTCGGATTACATCGTGCGCCACACCTTCATGGACCTGCTGGTGCTGGCCGACCGCGACGGCGTGGTGGACATGACAACGGACGCAATCGCTCGGCGCACGAACGTGCCGGAGGAAATGATCGTCCATGCCATCGCTAAACTGGTCGCTCCTGATGCGCAGAGCCGGTCCCACGAGGAAGATGGCTGTCGGCTGGTACCTATCGACTCGCACCGCTCCTGGGGCTGGCAGATCGTCAACTACGAGCACTACCGCAACCTCCGCGACGAGGAAGCACGGCGCGCCTACTTCCGTGACGCAAAGCGGGAGCAGCGGTCCAAGAAATGCGCGGAGAGTCCCGCGGCGTCCAACATTGTCAAAGACAGTCCAACGAATTCCACACAGGTAGAGGCA